AATGAAGGGTGCCTTGGGGGCCAGAGCCAGCATTTCGGCTTCCTGACTGACCCAGTAGTTGTACATGCGCTGCGCGTCCTTGGCGTTGCGCACAAGGCCGGAGACGTAGAGGCGGCCATCGACCTCAAACTCGTTGCCGACGACGCGGACGACGGGGATGTACTTGCCCGCCCATTCGCGCTCTTCAAGCACCTCGTAGCCGTTGGTCTTGAGCCACATGACGCGGCGGCGGTCCACGACGCGGGTGCGCAGGGGCTTGCCGAACATGGCCGCAAGGTTCTGGTCCTGCGGCGTGTTCTTGAAGGCCGTGACGTTGCCCGGATAGAGGTGCAACGTCTCCTTCTTGTGGTCGATGTAGAAGTACTCCGCGATGCGGATGGTGTTCTCCGACAGCCACATGGAGAGCGACTGGTCGCCAATGCCACGGGTCAGGATGGACGAGATGGGCGCCGCATCAGGAAACATGCGCTCGTAGTCGGCCTTGACGATGTCCTCAGTGATGAAGCACCACTGGGCGTCGGACCCGCAGGGGTCTTGGATCGTCGGGTCCATGTAGACGCTGAAGGCGTTGCGGATGCGCCCGATGCGCAAGTCTTGGTCGAAGCTGTCCTCGCGGGCGTACTCGGTCAAGATGCGGATGTAGCCCTCGCCGTAGGTCACCTGGTTGTCGCAGGCGGTGTCGTAGGCCACGTCGGCGTCGGACATGTACTCGATGTGCCGGATGATGCCGTCGAACACCTCTGCGACCGCCACGTCGGCGTTGTCGTCGGCCGGGATTACCTTGCCAGACGGCCGGTTCTGCCGCTGCTGGTTGGTCACCTGCCGGACGTGCTGCGGCAGCTTGTTGATGGTCAGGCACGGACGCGCGTTGATGGTCTGGCCCTGCACGGAACCGCGGGTCGCCAGCACGTCGGCTGGCCACTGCCACTGGTTGTCGGGCGAACCTGCCATGAAGCGCAGGTCGTCAAGCTCATCTTCACGGCTCTCACCATAGGCCGAGATGGCCATGGTAAAGCGCGAGCGCATGGTGGCGAGCAGGTCAGCCTTGTCCGTCCCGCCGTCTGCGACGATTTCCGCGCCCTTGATGCCGCTGTTGTCAGCCATTTACCGTCCGCCGCCCCTGCGTCCTGCACCGACGTCTCCACGGCCCACGTTGCCGCCAGAGCTATAGCCGCGCGTTCCCGAGGTGCTGCCAACGGCGCCGCCGCCAGAGCTACGCGAACCGCCGCCCGTGCTGCGCATACCGCCAGCGCTGCTGCTGGTCTTGCTAGCGCCGCCGCGAGGGCCAGCAACACCCATCTTCTCCAACGCCATGCGTTGCTGACGCTGATAGGCGCTCTCGGCCGTCTTGAAGGCCTTACCGGCCTTGGTCATGGTCGTGCCGGTCTTGCTGCCAGACGTGAAGCCCGTCGTCTTGCCGGTCACCGGGTTGGTGGCCATGCGGGCGGGCGGCGGTGCGCTTGCCGGAGTGGGGGACGGGCGCTCGCGGGTCACGTTGCTGACGACCTGCTGCTTGGGTGCTGCGGGCTTACGCGCGCCCGGCACGGTCTTGCGGATGCCGGTGCGCTCGTCGCCAAGATAGCCGCGAATGTCAATTGTTTCTTCGCCCGTGGGGGAAGGCATCTTTTTGGCGCCGACGCCCGACATGTTAGCAGGTGCATAACCGCGCCGCGAAGTGGGATCGCCAGCAAAGTAGCCCGGGCGCGCCCAATTAACGCCTGGTTCCCGCAAACGTTCATATTTTACGCGCTGCTCAGAATAACGAGTGTCTTTGCCGCTGCGCGTAACGCTTTTCTTATCAGCCATCTTAGAACCCTTTCTTCATCATTGTGCGGCCCATCATGTTGGCACGGCCCATCTTCGGCTTGGGCGCGGGCATGGGCATGGGCATGGTGCGCTTCATGCCGCCGGTCTTCGGCTTGGGCGCAGGCATCGGTTGCGTGTATTTCATGTCTCCGCCAGCCTTCGGCTTGCCCTTGGCAGCGCGCTGGACGGCGTGTGCAATGGCCGCCGCCTGCTTCTGGGGGCGTCCGCTCCTAATTTCCGCGGCGATATTCTTGCGAAATGCGGATTTTGTGGCTGATTTGACGAGCGGCATATCACTTTTTCCGTGTTTTGGCCGACTTACGGAAGGCAGCGGCGGTCGGTGCGCCCTTCGTGCCTGGTTTGCGCATCTTTTCGCCTGATCCGGCGGCGATCCGGGCGCGTTTTGCGTGAATATTGCTGTAAAGTCCGGGTTTACTAGGCATTCTTGCGTATCCAACGACCAGTTACCGGGTCTTTTTCGTTAGGGTTTACAACACACGGATGAATACGTGCGTGTTCAACCGATTTCATAACGCGCAAGTTAACAGCACGGTTGTCGTTATGCAACCCGTTGATGTGATCGACCTGTTCGCCCGGTTCAAGAGGCTTGATAAAGGCGTCAGCCACCAACCGATGAACTAAAAACGCTTTGCAACGCTCAGTGCGTAAACCACCATTGCGAAAACGCACTTCAACATACGGTTTTGTGCGCCCGTTGTCCTTTTTAGGTGTCAAACGCATAAGAATTTCAGGCATTGGAACGACACCGCCATTTTTACCGCGGCGGGTGCGAGCCAAAGATTTTACACGGCCCAAGTTGCTGACTTGGTAGCGGCCTTCATAGCCTCTGACATCAAGCCACATCTCGGTTACCTCAACACTTCCATCGACGCATAGATGCTTTTGCACGGCTTCCTTCTCCCGCTTTTTTTGCGATAGGAGCCATTCTAGCACAGAAACTAGCTTTCCGTCCAGCGTCTTCTTTAGTTCTAGGGTTCGGCGCCGGGGGCTTCAGCTTGCTGCCCGTGGCGGCGTTGTACTTGGCCCGGCCCTTGGCTGTCAGGCCAGCGCCTTTGGAGATGGGTAGCTTTTCGCCCCGTCCCACTGACAGCGATACGCCTTTGCGCGCCATTATGACCCTAGCCAAGAGGTTGCAACACTGGACTGACCATAGGCCCTGCGCGGCGACTTGTCAACGCGCTCGGTTCGTGAGCCGACAGGGAACGCGAACGTAACGGCTATCGCGTCCGCGGCGTCTGGTGAGGCGAGGCCTCGGGCTTTCATCTCTTTCTTGCCCTCGAGATAGATCGCCCCTTTGCTGTCCGGCTTCATCATGGGCGAGATCAGGTCGCTCTTCAGCGTCCGGTCCGGGCTGATCGACGCGCTTTTCAGCCATTCCCGCATCGACCCCCACATTTCTGAACGTTTGTTGCCATACATGACTGGCTTGGATGACCTCGACCCAAAGTTCACTCCCCTGACCTTGTAGCGCTGCTCCTTGAGGCGGTCCACGACCCCCGCCCCCAACCCGCCCTCGTCGATGACGACGAGTGCAGGCTTGTACTCCTCGATGGCCTCGATGACGCGGCCGACCACCTCCATGGTGTCGTCGCCCCTGTACCGCTTGATGGCGACCAGGTCACGCCCCTGCCTTACCGCGATGACCGTCGCGTCGGCACCGAAACGCGCTGGATCGACGCCCAGTACGATGGGGGCTGAGGTGTCCTTGTAGCGGGGGCGGTCCATGGCGTCATCGACGAGATGAACGGGGATGAACTGATCATCTCCAGCACTGGGAAACTCACCGTAGACTTCGACGTGAGCCTGAACGCTGTCAGGCCCGTATTCGTGGATGATTTGCTCATAGACTGCCTTGTCCGTACCTTCGACCGACCGGGCATCGACGGTCTTGTTGCGCCAGAAGTCCCGCTTGGCGTGGAACGCCTCGTAGAAGTAGCCCTGATTGCGGCGGGGGTTGGAGAACGCCATCCAGAAGCGATGCGGCGTGTTCTCAGAAAAGAACCCTGCCGCAACGGACCAGATGCTGTCGGGAATGCCCGAACTTTCGTCAAATATCAGCATCATGCCGTCCATGTTATGGGCACCAGCATATGCGTCGGGGTTTTCTTCAGACCAAAGGCGGCCTTCTACCGACCAATATCTACAGCCTTTTTTAAGGTCGCGCTCCACCAAATCTGTGAGCCATTTGGCCGGTGAAATACGAGTGGCGCTAATTTCAAACCAATGGCTGTTTAACCCCATGGACAACCATTTTGTAATTTCGGCCCAAGTCACCGACCGCAACTGCGCTTCTGAGTTGGCGGATACAATGACAGTTGAGCCTATCCGGGTCGTAACCATCCATAGGATTAGCCAGCTAACAAGTGCTGATTTGCCGATACCTCGACCAGACGAAACAGCCATTCGAAACACTTCATAATCGACGCGGCCATTGTTGGCTTTAATGTGGTCGCGCAACTCTATAAGGACTTCTCGTTGCCACTTGCGCGGGCCACCAAAATTTTCAAGCGGCGTTCCTTTTTTGCCCCACGGAAAGTTAAAGCGGACAAACGCCAACGGATCATCTTTGATGGCGGCAGACCAAAACGTCGCCATCAAGTTCTGTTCTTCTATGGGGTCATATATGGGCGTTTGCATTGGGATAATGTTCCAGTTCAGCGTTGCGGCGGACTTGTATGGCCTCTTCTAACGTATCGTATACGCCCAGATGCATTTGCTTTTTGTTGACGTTTATAGTGGCTGCCCACTTATTGCTGACTTTATGGTGATAAACGCCAGTTACGCCGCTTCTGTTTGATTTGCGTATTGGCTGGTTCTGGCAATTCTCCGACCGTGTAGCTTCGCGCAGATTGTCAATACGGTTATCGTGGCGAACGCGATTGATATGGTCAAGATCGCCACTAGGCCAACGGCCGTGCGTATAGAACCACGCTAAACGATGTTCTGTTACAGTTGAGCCTGCAACAGTCACGTACCGATATCCTGAATAGTGTGTTGTGCCCGCCCGGTCGCCCGCTTTGACGCGCCCGCCAGGGCGGTCAATCGCCCACGTAAAATGCCCTGTGTGCGGGTCATAATGGATTAGTGTCTTTAGTTGATCTTGTGTAAGAGAGTGCATAGCCGCCGTCCTCATCACGGTTGGTTAAGGAGCCGTCAGACGTTAGCGCGTCTGCGGCTCCAACTGTATCTAACACAGAACCTTCGATAACTCTAGCCTTTGCTTCTTCTAAAGCGGCTACAATACTAATTTTTTGTTCGACCTGGAGCTGGATCGATTGCGGAGCCGACCACTTGTGGGCGTAGCGCAGCACCTCAAGCGCGGCCTTGGCGTCCCCTTGCGCCGCCGCGTCGTTCAGCACGGTCGCCATGGCAAGCTCGCCGTCCGCGCGCCCCTTCTGCTCGGCATACTCCGCGACCGGGTCCATCTGGCAGAGCCTGCGGTACTCGGTCGGCGTCATCCCGGCAGCGAGGGCCAGCGTGTCGCCCTTGAGGCCCATCCGCGCCGCGTTGTAGATGGCCTCCAGACGCGCCTCTGTGGCGGTCAGCGGACGCGGTTCGTAGGGGAGAGACTGGAAGGTCACTTCTTCTTTTTCATGGCTTCGGCGCGTTGCCGTCCAAAACGAAGTTCAATGCGCTTTCGATTTTCATCTTGTTGCGCGCTGACCGCGCGGGCTTTTGGAGACATTTCGGCTCGCTGCACCTTTAGCAGCATCTGTTTCGCTTTGAGGTTTTTGGTGGACATCACCGCTTTGCCAGCGGTTGTTACACGTTCGACGGCGTTCTTACCGCGCACATACTGCTGCGATCCGTCAGGCATCTTACGGGTCTTTAAAACATTTTTTTTAGCGGGCGGTAAACCTTTAGGCATGATGCGTCTCCGTTGACTTTACGCAACTTACCATAGGGTGGTTGCGGTGAAAATAAAAAATTTTGTTTGTGGCCCTTGGCCACAGCAACAGCGGCAGCGCTCGGTCCTGTCCCCCCCCTCCCTTCGCGCTCGCAGCATTTTTTGCAGCGCAGCAACGCAGCAGCAAGAAACTGTAACCGATCCTGTTACCGGAACATATTCCTAACAGGCAAGCCTGGCGGGAATGGTGCTCGTGGC